CCCTTCTGAAATTATGGCTGTTATTTACATGTCTCATGAAGTTCACGGTGCCAAGGTTGCCACTATGGAGCTTGAAGCCGTAGAAGATGAAAAAAATGGCTGGGTGCGATATACTTTAGACACGCCTGTTGAGGCGGCTCCACTGGAAGTCAAACGTCGTCGTACCCGACCAACAGAGGTGGTCGAACAAGGAGCATAAACATGGCCATCTACACTGCTGGCGATCAAATTAACCGAACATTGCGATTGCTTGGCGTGTTGGCCGAAGGTGAAACACCGGCTGCGTCCGTATCTCAAGATGCGCTGATGGCGTTGAATCAGATGATTGACTCATGGAATACTGAGCGTTTATCTGTCTTTAGCACCCAAGATCAAATGTTTACTTGGCCTGCTGGTCAAATTACTCGCACCCTTGGCCCATCGGGTAACTTTGTTGGCAACCGCCCTGTGTTGCTGGATGACGCTACCTACTACCGCGACGCAGGTACCAACGTGTCCTACGGCATCAAATTCATTAACCAACAGCAATACGACGGCATTGCTGTTAAAACCGTAACGTCAACTTATCCACAGGTCATTTTTGTCAACATGACCTACCCTGACGTTACGATGACCATCTACCCACAGCCCACACGGGATTTGGAATGGCACTTTATTTCGGTTGAAGAGTTAACTCAGCCAGCCAATTTGGCGACAAATATTCTGTTCCCACCAGGCTATTTGCGAGCGTTTGTCTACAACTTGGCAATGGAGTTCGCCCCTGAGTTTGGCGTTGAGCCAAGCCCCCAAGTCCAACGGATTGCAATGACTTCCAAGCGCAACTTGAAGCGCATCAACAATCCTGATGACATTATGTCTATGCCTTACGCTATTGTGTCATCCCGTCAACGCTTTAACATTTTTGCAGGAAACTACTAATATGGCCACCATCGCAATTTCATCTCTCCCCGTTGCAACTGCTGCCGCCGTTGCGGATGTCTTGCCAATCGTGCAATCAGGCACAACAAAACAAGTCACCAATGCGTTATTGTTTACCAATTCAACATTGGTTGCACCCGCGTTGGGGACAGTTGCCAGCGGCAATATCAGCGCTTGCACCAGTACCAGTATGACAATGGTAACGCCTATACTTGGGACACCTACAAGCGGCACGTTGACTAACTGCACAGGCTTACCTGTTGCAACTGGTGTAAGTGGCTTGGGGACAAGTGTAGCCACATTTTTGGCAACACCAAGCAGCGCCAATTTGCGAACTGCTTTGACTGATGAAACCGGCACCGGCTCTGCTGTATTTGCAACAACGCCGACGCTAGTGACGCCGGTCATTGGTGCAGCTACAGGCACAAGCCTTGTGTTGAGCAGTTTTAACGCAGTAAGCGCGGCAGCACCAACGGTTGCAAGCGCAACAACAATCGCTCCAACAACGCCGATTGCTTTTGTTTCGGGAACAACGGCAGTTGTAACTATCACGGCACCAAGCCCAATTTCTGCTGGTGGGGGTACGATTACATTGATTCCAACTGGCGTATTTACATGGACAACAGCAGGCAATATTGCTCTGGCGGGTACAGCAGTCGTTAGTAAGGCATTAACAATGACTTACGACGTTACGACAACCAAGTGGTACCCAAGTTACATTGCATGAAAACGCCAATTCTTGGGTCGGCGTACGTTGCCCGCAGTATCAACGCTGCGGACAACCGCATGGTCAATTTGTTTCCAGAAGTCATTCCCGAAGGCGGCAAAGAAGCAGGGTTTCTTAACCGCGCCCCTGGCCTTAACTTCTTGCAAACCGTAGGCACCGGCCCGATCCGCGCATTGTGGGCGCATCAAACCAATGGCAGCGACTTCTATGTCGTGTCTGGGGTTGAAGTCTACAAACTGACCGGTTTGACGGCCACACCTACGCTGCTTGGCACCGTGTCGGGCACCGGCCCCGTGTCTATCGCTGACAACGGCACTCAAATCTTCTTTGCTTGCAACGGCCCCAGTTACATCTACAACGAAGTCACCAACGTATTTGCACAAATCACAGACCCCGACTTTGCCGGTGCAGTGACGGTTGCATACCTTGATGGTTACTTTGTATTCAACCAGCCCGACAGCCAGATCATCTGGGTGTCGCAATTGCTGGATGGACAATCAGTCGATCCGCTGGACTTTGCAAGCGCCGAAGGCTCGCCCGACGGCGTGGTTGGTCTGATCTCCGATCACCGCGAACTGTGGGTGTTTGGCACCGATTCGGTCGAAGTTTGGTACGACTCCGGCGCGGCTGACTTCCCCTTGACCCGCATCCAAGGCGCTTTTAACGAGATCGGCTGCGTGTCGGCATTCACCATTGCCAAGATGGACAACGGCTTGTTTTGGCTGGGCACCGATGCCCGTGGCCAAGGTATTGTCTACAGGGCCAATGGATATACCGGCGTTCGTATTTCCACCCACGCTATTGAGTACGCCATCGCCCAGTACGGCAACATCTCAGACGCAATTGCTTACACTTACCAGCAAGAAGGCCATGCTTTCTATGTGCTGACGTTTCCAAGCGGCAACGCCACATGGGTTTACGACGTGTCTACCCAAGCCTGGCATGAACGGGCAGGCTTTGACAACGGCGAGTTTATGCGGCACCGCAGCAATTGCCAGTGCAACTTTGGCGGCAACATCATCGTCGGCGACTTTGAAAACGGCAACATCTACACGTTTGACTTGGACATCTACGCTGACAATGGTGGCGTCCAGAAGTGGCTGCGCTCATGGCGGGCGTTGCCGACCGGCCAGAACAACCTCAAGCGCACAGCGCACCACAGCTTGCAATTGGATTGCGAAGCAGGGGTTGGCTTGAACCTGTACCCTGCGTATGACAGCGAAAACATTGACACTGAGTCAGGGTTAGACCTTGTGGCCGAATATGTGCAGACGTTTTTGACCACTCAATCAGGCGTTACATTGACCACTGAAGCAGGGGATGGTTTTGAACCGCTTGGGCAATATGAGCTGTCAGATACCGACATCACTGGGTACAATTTGGTCACTACCGCGTACTCTGCTGCGCCAGGCTATGACCCTGCGGTCATGCTGCGCTGGTCAGACGACGGCGGTCACACATGGTCGAACGAACATTGGTCGCCGCTGGGCAAAATTGGTGCGTATGGCCAACGAACTTTCTGGCGCAGGCTTGGCATGACATTGAAGCTGCGCGACCGTGTGTACGAGCTTTCAGGCACTGACCCCAACAAGATCGCCATCATGGGGGCAGAACTAATCATAAGCCCGACCAATGCCTGACTATGGCAACCAATCCGAACGCTACCCAGATCACGCCCCCACGGGTGCCGATCATTGACGAACGCACTGGTGCGGTGTCGCGGGAATGGTATCGATGGTTTTATAGTCTATACAACTTTGCTGGCAACGGCACGGGCATTTTGCCGGTAACAAGCGGTGGCACAGGGTTAGACACCATACCAACCAACGGCCAATTGCTGATTGGTAACGGCACAGGGTATTCTTTAAATACTCTTGGTGTTGGTGCTGGCATTTCGGTCACCAATGGTGTCGGCACCATCACGCTGGCCAACACGGGTGTGCTGTCAAACATCGCCGGTACAGGCATTTCAGTATCTGGTGCCACAGGCAATGTGACCATCACCAACGCTGGCGTCTTGTCATTCTCAGGCGGCACTACTGGCCTGACGCCAGCAACGGCCACTACAGGCAATATCACTCTTGCAGGCACCTTGGCTATTGCCAACGGTGGCACAAATGGCTCTGCAACGCCTACAACCAATGGCGTTGCCTATGGTACGGGTACGGCGTATGCGTTTACTGCTGCGGGTACAACTGGCCAAGTATTGACGGCTACCACGGGCGGCGCACCTACTTGGGCAACGCCAGCGGGTGTCGCCGCACCCGTTATTAAGACTGCCAACTTCACCGTTGCGGACACTGATGTTTGGCTGATCAACAACAAGTCTGGCTCAACCTGTACTGTGACTTTGCCAACAGCTTCAAGCTGGACAGGTCGGGTTTTGAGGTTTCAGAACTATCAAGCTCAGACGGTTGTCTCAGCATCCTCAAACGTGGTGCCTCTGACCGGCGGTGCGGCGGCAACGTCTATCCTGTTGGCCAGCACAGGCGACCAGACGACTTTGGTGTCTGACGGCACGAACTGGCTGGTGACACAATACGTACCTAACAACATTCTTCTTTTGGAATAATTGATGCAAGTCGCTTACGGTAAAGGATTTGAACTCACGCCAGCTTTGTCCATGTCGGGCAAGGTACAAGCGTTGCAGGCAGAGCTTTTAAAAATGCCACAGGCCGACATCATCACTGAGCATACGTTTATGCCTGGCGTTTACGAACGCAAGATCACAATCCCTGCTTGGACTGTTTTGACCGGCGCGGCGCATAAAACTGATTACCATGTTCGGCTGGAAAAGGGTACGATTGCGGTCAATACAAACGACGGCGTAAAGACTTTTACCGGCCCGTTTGAATTTGCTGCTTGTGCTGGGTTACAACGTGCTGGGCGTGTATTTGAGGAAGAAGTTGTCTGGGTGGACATATACGCTAATCCAGACGATTGCACTGATCTTGCGGTATTGGAAGACAGACTGTATATCGTGCCTGAATATGGGCTAGGGGACAGCCGCACTAAAGAACAAAAGGCGGCAATTGCGTACCGCGCGTTCTTATATAAATTAGGAATGACTGACGGTGAAGTTAATGAAATGTTTGATGTTTCAATGGGGACACCGGAAAAGACACCAGATATTTGCGCTTTGGTAGCAAGTAGAATGCAAGCAAAATGTAACCTAGTGTTATAAGGAGAATTAAAATGGCAGGATGGGTCGCAGCAGCCGTAGTAGGCAGTTCACTTATAGGTGCAAATGCGTCAAGGCAAGCCGCAGGCGAACAAGCCAGCGCGGCAGATCGTTCTGGTGCGTTGCAACGAGAAACCGCTAAAGAGCAATTGGCTCTTCAAAAGCAAATGTATGAAGAAGATGTAGTAAGGCAAAAACCTTTTTACAACACCGGCGTTAATGCGTTGCCAGAACTGGTCAAAGCGTCCAAATACACGCCGTTTGGAATGCAACAATTTCAGCAAGACCCTGGTTACGCTTTTCGATTAAAAGAAGGTCAACAAGCACTTGATCGTCAAGCTGCCGCCCGTGGCGGTTTAATCTCTGGCGGCGCTTTAAAGGCCGCGCAACGCTACGGCCAAGAGATGGGAAGCCAAGAGTACACCAATGCTTTTAACCGGTATCAGGCAGAGCGCCAAGCTCGTCTGGGGCCATTGCAATCATTGACAGGCATGGGTCAAACTACCGCGCAACAAATTGGCGGCGCGGGTCAAAATTACGCAGGCAGCTCCGCAAATATTTCGCAAAATATGGCAAGAGATGTTGGCGAAACATACATGGGTGGCGCTAACGCTCGCGCGTCTGGATATGTTGGCGGCGCAAATGCTTTGACTGGCGGTTTGGGTACGTATTTAAACTATAGCCAAGGCCAGAATATGCTGGGGGTTTTGAGAGGCGGCGGTGGTTATGGCACGCCTGCTGGTTATGGAACGCCGGTGCTTGGCGATTTCTCATCTATGCAAGGATAAATCATGCCAATCGATCCTAGAATTGCGCTTGGCGTTCAACCCTTTCAGTTGGCTGATCCGCTGGCGCAGTACGGCCAAGTTCAAAACATCTTGGCCGCACAATCCCAAAGACAAGCTGCCGGTACGCAAAATGAGTTGGCGCAAACGCAACTAGGCCAAGCTCAAATGACAATGCGTCGAGCGCAAGAAGCACAAGACTTCATAGATAAAACTATGGAAGCCGCCGCAAAAAATAACGCGCCGACTAAAGACCCTATGGAAGCGGCCATAATAATGTCGAACCATCCAAATGAAATGGTTCGAACAGTTGGCAAGCACATGCTTGAAGCAAATAAAATTGTTCAAGAATACCGACAACAGTTTCAGTTTATGCAAGACCAATCGCCTGAAGCTGCGGCGGGGCCTACAACTACATCTCTTCCGTCAATAACACCTGAAACCGCGTTTACCACGCCGGTAAGCCGAGGAACGCAAACCAACGCCCTTGCTTCTACCGCATCGCCAGCGCAGCAGGTCAATGCTATGGTTGCACCGCAGGGTAAAACTGCGGACAGTATCAAAGCCGAAATACAAAGCGGGGACAGAAAATATGGTTCTGCACCTGGTTGGGCAAAACAACGTGAGTTGTTGGTTAAGCAATTTGAAAGTGCGCTTGATCCACGCCGCTCTACTTTTGCGGCTATCAACCCAAAAGATTACACGCAAGACTCAATTGCAAAATTTAATCTAACAGGGAATTACGCTGACTTGGTTCAAAAAGTTGACATTAAGAATACAAATTTGGGTAACGTCAACCCTGCGGATTACACACCTGACTCTGTGCAAAAATTTGCCACATCAGGTAATTATGCGGATTTGGTTTTAAAGCCCGCAAAAGCTGATACCGTAATTGCTAACGTAAACCCTGCGGATTACACACCAGAATCT